CAAGAGCAACAACTAAAATAATAAATATATGGGAAAGAGAAAATACATAGAGACACCAGAGAAACTATGGGAGTATTTCCAAGAGTACAAAAAAGAGACAAAGAGCAAACCATTTCTAATTAAAGACTGGGTAGGTAAAGACGCTTTTAATGTACAAAGAGAGAAAGAAAGACCACTCACAATAGAGGGATTAGAATGCTGGTTATTTGAGAAAGATATTATAGGCGATTTAAGCCATTATTTTGCAAATACGGATAATAAATACTCGGATTATTTAACTATCTGTCACGCAATAAAAAAAGCAGTACGTCAAGACCAAATCGAGGGAGGGATGGCCGGAATGTATAATCCAAGTATAACTCAAAGATTGAACGGATTAGTAGAGAAGACACAGACAGATGTAAACATAACCAAGTTCGAATTTGATGAGTAAAATAAAAGGTTATAAGCCACATATAAACCAGAGGCAGATTCACGATTCAATTAATAATGAGTCATATAAATATTATGTCTTAAATATCGGGAGGCAGTTTGGTAAAACGATGCTGGCTATAAACCAAATGTTATACTGGGCAATCAATAACAGAGGTTGTAATATTGCTTGGGTTACTCCGGTATATAAGCAAGGTAAAAAAGTATTTAGCGAACTAGAGAAAGCCACCAGAACGAGTGGCTTTTTTGAGTTTAATCAAAGTGAGTTAACAGTCAAAGGATTTGGAAGTACTATCTCTTTTTTCTCTGGAGAGAGACCGGACAATATTCGAGGAAATACATTTGACTATCTTATAATCGATGAGGTTGCATTTACAAGAGAGGAGTTATGGAGTGAAGTACTTTCTGCAACCGTACTAGTCAAAGGTAAAAAAGTAATATTCATATCCACACCAAAAGGAAAAAATCACTTTCATACCTTATCACTCCAACCTAATTACGACAATAGATATAAGTACTTTCACTTTACAAGCTACGATACTCCATTCATTAACGAACTGGATTTAGAAGAGCGAAAGAGAAGTTTACCAAGTCACATATTTAGACAAGAATATCTAGCAGAATTTTTAGACAATTCAAGTGGACTATTTGCAAATGTAAGAGAGTGTATCGGAGAGCCGTCTAACTCAAATGTATATTACGGAGGTTTGGATATAGGAAGAGCAGATGACTACACAGTACTGACTATAATAAACGAACACAAACAAATAGTATATTGCGAGAGATGGAGACACGATGAGTGGACAAGAATAATAGACAAGGTAGGAATAAAAATAAACGAGTACAATGCAAAGGTATATGTCGAGGTAAATAATCAAGGAGACGTATTTTATGAGATGCTTAAAAAGATATGCGGTAAAAGAGTATATCCATTTGTCACAAGCACAAAGACCAAGCCGATAATGATTGAAGACTTGGCAGTACTATTTGAGCAGAAAGAAATACAGATTTTAAATATCAGTTGGCTAGTGGATGAGTTAGAGGCATTCACTTACATATATAATCAAACAACAAGGAATGTACAATATTCTGCACCACAAGGAGTCCACGATGATAGTGTAATTAGTTTAGCATTATCTTACCAAGCAATTAAAGATTTAAAAAACAGAGGAACATACGCAATCAAATAAAACATAAATAATATGCCAATACCAAAAAAAGAAACCGGAGAGACTACAAACGAATTTATTAATCGATGTATGTCGGATGAGAAACTTATAAAAGAATATCCAGACACAGACCAAAGATATGCCATTTGCATAGGTCAAGTTGAAACGTTAAGGATAGTACGAAAGAAACTCACAAATAAATAAAACTCACGTTATATAGTTATGAAATTAATAGTACCAAGTTCGCTAGAGGAAATCAGTTTGAGCAAATATCAAAAATACTTAAAAGAGTTTGAGTATAGCAAAAACAAAAAAAACCAAGAGACATATCTAGGTTTAAAAATGATTGAGATATTCTGCGAAGTAACAGAGGACCAAGCCAAGCAAATAGATTCAGACTCGGCAAACAAAGTAATTAAAATATTAGTTGACTTACTTTCAGTTGAGCAGCCGTTAACAGAAAGTTTTAAACTAGGAGATATAAACTTCGGTTGGATTCCTAAATTAGATAACTTATCATTCGGAGAGTTTTTAGACTTGAATAATAATATAGACAACTGGGAGAATATGGTTACTGCTATGGCAGTTTTATACAGACCAGTAACCGGAAGAGCAGCAGACGGAAAATATTTGATTGAGAAATACGAGGGAGACAAGTATCACGAAATACTAAAAGAGATGCCTTTAAATGTTGTACTAGGAGCGACGGTTTTTTTTTGGAATTTAGGTCTGGATTTAGTGACATCTACCCTTTGCTCTTTGGAGGAGGAAATGAGCAAGATGAGTACTCGACAGAAAGCCAGTTTTCAAAAGAGTGGGGATGGTTTGCTTCACTCGCTGAACTCGCTAAAAACGATGTTACAAGAATTAAAAAGGTTACCAAGTTAAATATGCACTTATGTTTTAAGTTTTTATCTTATAAGATAGACAAAGACAATTTAAGAGCAAAGCAACTAGAAAAAATAAACAAAAAATATGGACGATAAAAAAGGAGTTGAGGCACTATATAATTTAATTGATTCTTTAAACGAGGAGTTAAGTAGTAATCCATTTGTAAACACAGTAACATTTAAAAGATTAACGGAAGTAGATTTAAATAAAAACACAATCTTTCCCTTATGTAATATCGTTTACAATTCAGTAACGCATAATGACAATACCTTATCATTTAATTTTACTATTTTCAACCTAGATATAGTAAACATATCAAAGGAGAGCGAATTAAGCGTTTACGGAAACGATAATACTTTTTACATACTATCTAATCAACTATACGTTATTAATCGTTTATTAAGTCGTTTAAAGCAGTCAACAATATACAAAGACGGTTGGGAATTAGAGGGAACTCCTCAAAGCGATGTAATCGATAAGGAGATGGAAAATATGTTAACCGGTTACCAGACAGATTTTACTATTAATGTACCTAACGACATATCAAAATGTTAAACATAAAATTTGAGCATTTAATAGATGCGATGAATGAGTTTGGCGATAAGGTTGTCGCAGACGCAAAGCAGAACTTAAGAGACAAAAAGAAAGTCGATACTGGTACACTCGAAAAAAGTGTAGTTAATAACGGAGTAAAGTTTATGAAACGTTCATTTAGTTTGAATATAGGAATGTCAGACTATGGAGCATTTGTAGACAAAGGAGTCAGAGGAGTAGGCGGAGTAAGAAAAACAACAAGTACATTTAAAAGAACAAACAACAAAGGGAAAATCTGGAAACAAAACGGAGGAGATAGTCCGTATAGTTTTAAAGCCGGAACTAAACCAAGCGTAAAACATTTTATAGACTGGAGTAACAAAAGAGGATTGAGTCCGTTTGCAGTTCGTGAGTCTGTTTATCATCAAGGTATTAAACCAACTTACTTTTTAAAAGAGGCAGTAGAAGAGAATATAAAATTAATGCCAAATGAAATAGCAGAGGCATTCGCTCTGGATGTAAAATCAACAATAGAATTAATAGCAAAATCAAATTTCAAATAATATGGCATCAATAAATTTAATATTCGCCAGAAGTCCTTATCAAATAATTATCGATGAAACAAACCAAGTTAAAACAAAAGTAGAGTTAAGACTTTGGAATAAGGGAACTACTAAACCAACAAATCCAACTTACATAATGAGCGAGGGTATTGCATCCGTAACTCAAACAGAAACAAACTATAATATATCTCCATTCATTTTGGAGTTTATAGACAAATACTTTTTGGATTATTCAACAAGCACAATAACAGAGGCAGATAATAATGAATGGTGCATCGGAGAATATATTACTTATTATAGTACAGACGGAACTACTTATACTTTAATTGATACAATAGAATTTTGTGCAGTAAATGGATATTCAACAGTTGAAGAGGGAATGAATTTTGATTTAACAAAAACAAAAGGGTATTTATTATTAGCGAATCCAAATATAAAAGTTTACTGGAATACAATTATACCATATTATAACTTTATATGCAGAGAAAAAAATATTGATTATACTGCAAAATGGATAGACAAGACCGGAAGCGTTTTAAAGTCACAAACATTTTATACTGGAGTAGATGAGTTTTTCAATTACGCAATTCCTTTAGTATATCAAACAAGTGTAAGAGTAGAGATATACAATGAATCAAACGTACTACTAGTAAAAGTAGAAACAGAGGAAATCTGTGAGCCAACTTATCCAATACAAGTTATTTGGTTTTTAAATAAGTTCGGAGGTTGGAATCAATTTACTTTTTTCAAAGCGAGTTATAATTCAATAGACATAAAAAATAGTGATTATGCTTTAATGCAAAAGGAGGTTGATTATGATTATAGAAGAGGACAGACAAAGCCATTTAATATAAACGGAAACCAAAGCATTAAAGTAAATTCTGGGTGGCTTACAGAGGATTATTTCGAGTGGATTCAAGATATGATGTTAAGCGAAACTATATTACTTAATCCAGAAACACCGGTAACAATTAAAACTACCAGTATGCAAAAGAAAACATATTTAAAAGACAAAAATATAAACTATACTTTGGAGTTTGACTTTGCGAATAAACTAATTAATAATATAATCTAATGAAATTAAGCGTAGAGGTTTATATTAAGAAAAATACTTTAGAGATTAGCGGAGCTTCTACTGGTACTAATGCATCGCCATTTTTTAGTATTGAAACTAACTTAACAATGACTACAAATCAGTATGTAGGTTTTTACGTTAAGATTATTTCTGGAGATAGTACCGGATTAGTTAGTTGGATTTTAGCAACCACAACAACAAGACTAACTTTAGAAACTGGAATTCCAATAGCTACTGGAGATAAGTTTGAAATATACAGAAGTGATTATCAAAGACTAGATTTATTTAAAGACGAAAAAATTAGTATCACTTCACAGATAGGAAATGCAAACGACATAGGAAAGTTATATACGGATTACACCCAGACATTTTCTATTCCAGCATCAAAAAATAACAATCAAATTTTATCACATTGGTACGAAAGTAGTATCGATAATGGATTCGACCACAGAATGAGATACGATGCTTTTATAGAGGTTAATACTCATAGATTTAAAGACGGAACTATTCAACTAGAGAAAGCAGACAAAAAAGACGGATTTATAGAAAGTTACTCGGTTACGTTTTATGGTAACTTGGTGCAGTTAAAAGACGTTATTAAAGACGATAAACTAAATACTTTAGATTATACAAGTTTAAATCATACATATAATAGTGGCTCTATTAGTGATAGGATTTTATTCAATAATCCTATATCTGGAGGACCGGATTATAATGTTAGATATCCATTAATAGGGAATGCGTTTAAATATGAATATCAAACCGGAAGCGTAACAAACGACATTACTTTGTCAACTGGAGCAATCAAATGGAATGAGTTATTTCCAGCTATTAAATTAAGTTCTATTTTCTCTTTTATTCAAGCAAAATACGGAGTTACTTTTACCGGTAGTTTTTTTAATTTAAACCAATGGAAAAAATTGCATCTTTATTTAAAGAATGCTTTGTCTATGTCTGAAATAACGCAGAGGTTTAAAATGGATTATTCTAGTATAGTTACTACAAGTCCATTTGTGGCGTTTCCAGAATTTAATTTAACAACTGACACCTTAACATCATCTTGGAGTTTTGTTCCGTCTAATGCAGTAGGAGACATTTATATTTATATCAATATAACAGTTACGCCTTTGTCTGGATTTACAACTATTCCTTATAGTGTATTTTGTTATAGAGACGGAGAACTTTATAGAAGTTTTACAAATTTAACCGGAACTAGAACTGTAAGAGGAGAGGAAGTAAGAAGACGAACAGACGGGTCAACTCATAAATATACTTTCTCGTTTTCGTCTGCACAAACTATGAATTTTACTAGTGAAGTAATATTACAAAGATGTTATGGAACTCCTCCCGGTGGGGCACAAACTATCACACGAAGTAAAGCAATAAGCGGAACATTAAGCACTATTAATAATATTGATATTGTAAATTACATTCCAGATATTAAAACAATAGATTTCTTAACTGGTATAATAAAAACATTCAATTTAATGATTATTCCTAAACCGAATAACACTTATGAATTTGCACCTTTAGAAATGTTTTATAATGCTGGTAAAACTTTGGATATAACAGAATACACTTATGAAAATGAGATGAGCATAAATAAACCGAAATTATTTAAAAGTATAAACTTTACATACGAGGAAAGTAAAAATATCTTAAATGACCAGTTCAAAAGTTTATACGGAAATGCTTACGGAGATTTAATTTATAAGTCAGAGAGAATAACAGAGAACGCTACATACGATATTAAACTGCCTTTTGAGAATGTATTATTTGAAGTCCCAACACAAGGAAAGTTATTTCAAACTGCTACTTTAATTGATAAGGATTTAAAGCCATATATTCCAAAGCCAATGCTTATTTATATGAGTGGCAGAGTAACTGCATTAACTGGTAGCGATAGAATTTATCTTACTGCATCAAGTGGCTCTCCAACTACTTTAGTAAACTATCAAAGATTTTCAAACGAGTACGATAATATGCCAACGGATGTAAACCACGCTCAATTAATGACAATGAATTTTGGAAATGAGCAGTCAAGTTGGTTAAACGAATTAGCACCTCAAGGATTATATTATAGACACTATAAAAATTTTATAGATAATCTATACGATATAAAAACTAGAATGGTAAAAGTTAAGGCATTACTACCAGCCAGTCTATTGGGAAGTACTGTTACAAATGGTGCTGGTATACCTTTAGGAATTGCGTTAAACGATAGGTTAGTAATTCGTAATAAAAGATATATTATAAACTCTTTTACAAGTGATTTAACAACTGGAGAGACAGACTTTGAACTATTGACAGATTATAGAGGAGTAAACGCAGCTAGTACGGTTGGTTATAGATTTGCTGATATGGAGACAGTTCAAACAGACAAAGACGCACTAGTATTCGAGCAAGAAATTTACTTAAATGATTACGATAGTTTTAATATAAAATCACCTATTGCCTTTTTATCTTATAGTCCGTCAAGCAATAATAAAACGGATGTAAATTTAACAGTTACCGTACCAGCAAATACAACCGGAATAGATAGAACAGATGTAATTATATTAGAATACAAAAAAAACGGAGCAACTGCCAAAACAGAATATATAACTGTAATCCAAACCGGAATATGATAGAGCAAATATTAAACTTATTGAAAGCATCAACACACTATAAACAAAGTGAATTGATAGAAATTGCAAAGGGAAAAAACAAACATCCAGAAACTTGGATAGAAGCATTTAAACAACAAAACAGACTATTGAAATGGCACAAGAAATAGACATTAATTTAAACGTAAACGCTGAAAATGCGGACAAGTCACTCGGTAGTTTAAAGAGCCAATTAAGAGAAGCACAACAAGACGTACAAAAATTAGCCGATAAGTTCGGGGCAACTTCAAAAGAGGCAGTAGAGGCATCAAAAAGAGCAGCAGATTTAAAAGACAGAATCGGAGACGCTAAAAGTCTTACAGAGGCATTTAATCCAGATGCAAAATTCAAGGCATTATCTGCGTCATTATCTGGAGTGGCTGGAGGATTTGCAGCCTATCAAGGTGCTATGGGTTTGGTAGGAGTTGAATCTAAAGACTTAGAGAAACAACTTTTAAAAGTTCAGTCTGCTATGGCTATCGCACAAGGTTTACAAACTTTGGGAGAGGCGAGAGATAGCTTTAAGCAATTAAAAGCGGTTGCAGTAGATGCATTGAAAGGAATTAAAACGGAAATATTAGCAACTGGAATAGGAGCATTTGTTGTGGCTGCTGGAACTATTTATGCTTATTGGGATGACATAAAAGAGGCAATCAGTGGAGTAAGTGCAGAACAAAGAAAACTAAATATAGATAGCAAGAATAATTTAACGCAAGAGCAAGAAAAATTAAAAGCTATTGGCAGCCAAGAAGAGGTTTTAAAACTTCAAGGTAAAAGCGAAAAAGAAATTTTAAAAATGAAAGTCGCTCAAACAGAAGAAACCATTATCGCTGCTAAAGCAGACCTTGAAAGAATTGAAACTACTAACGAACAACAACAAAAAGCGGTTGAATTAAACTATAAATATTTAAAATCTTTTATTGATTTTATATCTATTCCCCAAAGATTAATATTTGAAACTTATGCAAAAACTATAAATAAAGTTATTGATTTAATTAACAAAATCCCAATTCCCGGAATTAAAATAGATGCAAAGATTGATGAAAAGTTTGCAGATAAAGCAGCTGACTATATAACTAAATTAGGTTTTGACCCAGAAAAAACAAGGATAGAAGGAGAAAAAACAGTTAAAGAAGCTAGATTAAATTTAGACAATTTAGCTAATGAAAGAGCTAGATATCAAAATCAAATTAATAGTATTAATAAAAAAGCAGCAAAAGACGCTGAATTAACAGAAGAGGAATTTAAAAAGAAATGGAAAGAGAATGCAGACAAATACAATAAAAGTTTAGCAGAAGAAGAAATAGTACCACCAGACACAACCGGACTAGAAAATAAAGCATATTTAGACGCTAAATTTAAGGAAGACCAAATAGCAGCAGAACAAGCATTTCAATTAAAAATAACACAATTACAATACGATAGCCAATATGAAAGAGAAGAAAGAGAAGAGGAAGCAAGACAAAGAAAAATCGAAGCATTCCAAGCTACTACCGATGCAGTTGGAAGTATAGCAAAAAGTGGAGAAGAGTTACTTGCATCAATTCAAGCAACTGGATTAGCAAGAGGCAAAGCCGGTCAAGCAGCTATGAAAGCACTTGCGTTAGTTCAGATAGGAGCAGATAGTGCTATCGCATTTTCAAAAATGATGCAAGGTACAGAAGTAGTAGCTACTGAAACTTCAAAATCAGTTCCTTTAGCAGCATCTGCACCAACATATTTAGCAACAAAAATAGCATTTTACGCTAGTGGTAGTGCAACTATTTTAGCAAATTTAGCAAGAGCAAAAGCGTTACTTTCTGGAGGAGGTGGCGGAGGTGCTGGAGCAACTGGAGGAGGAGGAGGAGTACCAGCAGCAGCACCAAGTTTTAACATAGTAGGACCAAGTGGAGCAAATCAAATAGCCGAAAGTATAGGAGCAAGAGAAAGCCAACCTTTAAAAGCATTTGTAGTAGGTGGAGACGTAACTACTCAACAAGGATTAAACAGAGGCATAGTTCAAAATGCAACTTTAGGATAAATAAACGTTATATAAAAAAATTAATTAAATGAGACTTATAGAACTTATAATTGACGAGGATATGGAGTTGTCCGGTATCGATGCAATTAGTATCGTAGAATCTCCAGCTATAGAGGAAGACTTTATCGCTTTAAAAACAGAGCAAAAAGAGTACAAGTTTGCCGAAGTAGATAAGGAGAAAAAAATAATAATGGGTGCTATGTTAGTCCCAGATAAACCAATTTACAGAAGAGACGAAAACGAGGGAGAGTACTATATTTATTTTAGTAAAGATACTATCCGTAAATGTATGGAGTTATTCTTTCAAAATGGAAACCAGTCAAACACTACCTTTGAGCATATGGAATCTATTACCGGTTTAACTATGGTTGAAAGTTGGATAGTAGAAGACACAGACAAAGACAAATCTAAACTTTATGAATTAAATGTCCCAGTAGGTACTTGGATGGGAACTATTAAAGTTAACAACGATAAAATCTGGAATGACTTTATTAAAACTGGAAAGGTTAAGGGATTCAGTATTGAGGGATATTTCGCAGACAAAGCAAAGACACCACTTTCAAAAGTTGACGATACAGAAGAGGAAATATTAGCCGGATTAGATTTATTAGAATTAAATACACTTTTAAATTATGGCAAATAAAGACTTTAAAACACCGAGCAGAACAAGTCCTAAAAATGACAAAAGAGGTTGTTTATGTGCAGATAATAAATATTCGAGAAAGTGCTGCGATGGAAGTTTACAAGCACAAGGAATAGGAACTATTTACAGAAAGGCAGAATAAAAATGCAAAAAAAAATAGTACTTCGTTATATTGTTAAGAATTAATAAATTTAAATATGAAAAACACAGAAATTTTATCACGCATTAATGCGTTACTTCGCAGAAATGTGAAGTTAGAGCAGCAAACTCTAGATAATGGAACTGTTATTGAAGCCGATAGCTTTGAGGTAGGGATGCCAGTATTTGCTATTGACGGAGATAATAGAGAGCCATTAGAAATTGGGACTTATTTACTTGCTGACGGTACAACTTTGGAGGTTTACGAAATTGGAAAGATTGGCGAATTAGCTACTCCGGCTGCTGAGGCAGAGGAAGTAGAAATGTCAACAGAGCCAGAAGAGGAAACTACAGAGGAAGCACCAGCAGAAGAGGTAGCACCAGAAACAGAAGTAGAACTAGAAGCAGTACCAGCTACACTAGAGGAAATCATTACGAAAGTAATGGAAGCACTTGAGCCAAAAATGGAAGAGTTAAAATCTAAAATGGATGCTTTGACTGCTTATCAAACTGAAATGAAAGCAACACTTTCAAGTGTATCTAAAAAAGCAACAGTACACAAACCAGCAGACACTAAAGTAAATTTAGGGAAAGCAAATACTGGTAAAAACATCTCTAATACAGAGGCTAGAATAATGGCAGCATTATCTAACTAACAAATAAAAATTTAAATTAAAAAATAAACTTAAAAAAATAAAACACAATGCCAAACCAACCAACGATTACCTCAAATTATGCCGGAGAATTTGCCGGTAAATATATCGCAGCTGCGGTATTAAGTGCGAACACAATCGCTAACAATGCAGTTACTGTAATTCCAAACGTAAAATACAAAGCAACAGTTAAGAAAGCAGTTATCTCTGGTTTAGTAGCAGATGCAACTTGCGATTTTACAGATGCTGGAACAGTTACTTTGTCTGACAAAGTTTTAACAGTAGCAGAAAAACAAGTAAACCTACAATTATGTAAGACCCCATTCGAGCAAGATTGGGAAGCGGTATCAATGGGCTTCAGTTCATTCGATGTTATGCCAGCAACTTTCTCAGATTTCTTTATTGCTAAAGTTTTAAAAGATATCGCTATCGATACAGAAACTTTCCTTTGGAATGCTACTAACGGACTTGGTAAATTATTGAGAACTGACGGAGCATCAGTAATCGGAACTCCTTTGACAATTACTTCTGCTAACGTAATCGCAGAAATGGGAAGAGTAGTAGACGCAATTCCAGCAGCATTATACGGAACAGAAGACTTAAGATTATATGTTTCTCAAAACGTTGCAAAAGCATACGTAAGAGCGTTAGGAGGTTTCTCTGTAGCTGCTACTTCAAATGCGGGTGTTAACGCTGCCGGTACAACTTGGTACAAT